GAAAATCGTCGTAAAATTGAAACATCTGACGATTTTATGTACGAAATTAAGAACATTCGGGATAGCAACCCCGTAAAAAGTTCTGATCTAACAAATCAGGAGCAAAACAATGACTAAACACATCGATAAAGACCAAAATTTTATGAAAAATGAATGGGGAACTAAATTTTTGGCAACAGAATATGGTTGGGAAGAAAAAATTTTGAACCAAAAAATGCTTCGTGAAATCAACAATGATGACATTACACCCAAAAAACACGATTTCTTTCATCAGAACGAAATTCACGAAAAAATTAGAAATGATGACGATTATGACGATTGGAATTATGGAACAGAACCCATTTATGGATCCATAAAAGGGTAATAAATAAGATAGAATTATAATATTAAATGCCTTTAGAAAGGGTTAATCAAGGGTTTAAAGATATTAGTATGTCATTTCAGGTTAGTCCCCTGAATAGTGACTTGATTGCCCTTAAAAACGAAACTGCTATTTCTCGTTCAATTCGAAATATTGTATTTACAATTCCTGGAGAGAAATTTTTTAATGAAAATTTTGGTTCAAATATCTCTAGAACACTCTTCGAGAATATCGATGATATTTCTGCATCAATGATTGTCGATGAAATTAAACAATCCATACAAAATTATGAACCGAGAGTTCAATTGATTGATGTACAAGCATATCCAAACTATGATAATAACTCTTTCGATGTGAAAATAGTATACAATATTATTGGAGCAGATGTTCCTACACAACAATTACAATTTGTATTGCAACCAACTAGGTAAATGCCATTAGTAAATTTTACGAATCTGGATTTTGACCAGATTAAAACCACACTTAGAGATTACCTCAAAGCAAATTCAAATTTCACAGATTATGACTTTGAGGGGTCTAATCTTTCGACTATTCTTGATGTGTTGGCATATAATACCTATATTACCTCATATAATGCAAATATGGTTGCAAATGAGGTATTCATCGATAGTGCAACACTTAGAGAAAATGTTGTTGCACTTGCAAGAAATATTGGATATATACCCCGTTCAAAAAAAGCAGCAAGAGCAACAATAAGTTTTTTTGTAGATTGTTCAGATATTAAACCAACTCCAGTATCATTAACTCTCAAAAAAGGCCCTGTAGCGAGTACCTCCGGAACTTTTGGAAATCAGTCTTTTGTTTTTTCGATTTGGGATGATGTTACAGTTCCTGTTTTTGATAATATTGCATCATTCAATGATATTCCAATTTATGAAGGAACGTTGCTAACATCTAATTTCACATATACCTCCAGAAATCCGAATCAAAAAATTATATTACCTAACATAGGAATTGATACAGATTTAATTTCTGTAATCATAAAAAATAATCAACAGTCATCAGTTTCTGTAAAATATAATCGTCAAGATAGTCTTTTTGAAATAGATAAAGAATCTGAGATTTATTTTTTGCAAGAAATTGAAGATGAAAGATATGAACTAATTTTTGGAGATAATGTTTTTGGGAAGGCCCTCCAAGACGGAAATTATATAGAAGTATCTTATATTGTTACAAATGGTGATTCTGCAAATGGAGTTGGACAGTTTTCTTACTCGGGAAGATTAACATATACAAGAAACTCTACAGAATATACGGTTACATCTGGAGTATCTCTTTTAACTACTGGGTTAGTTGCTTCTGGTGGAGAAAATATTGAATCTGTAGAATCTATTAAAAAATATGCACCAAGAATATATTCTTCCCAAAACAGAGCAGTAACTGCAAATGACTATGAAACTTTAATACCATCAAAAATTTATCCAGAAACAGAATCTATATCTGTTTTTGGTGGTGAAGAATTAATTCCTCCACAGTATGGAAAAGTTTTTATTAGTATTAAACCGAGAAGTGGGGATTTTCTATCAAATTTAGTTAAAGAAAATATTAAACTTAAACTCAAAAAATATGCCGTAGCTGGTATTATTCCTGAAATTTTGGATTTAAAATATCTTTATATTGAAATCGATTCAAAAATTTATTATAACACAAATCTTGCTCCTAGTGCATCTTATGTTTCTAACATTGTACAATCAAATACAAATAAGTATGCAGAATCGACAGAATTAAACAAATATGGTGCTAGATTTAAATATAGTAAATTTTTAAAGATTATTGACGAAAGTCACGAATCTGTAACTTCAAATATTACAAATATTCAAATTAGAAGAGACTTGGGAGTTTCTTTGAATAGTTTTGCTGAATATTCAATTGGATTTGGGAATGAATTTCATATTAATAGTATGAGTGGATATAATATAAAATCCACAGCATTCAGAGTAAGTGGAATTTCTCAAGATGTTTACCTATCAGATATTCCAAATACAAATAGAACCACTGGTTCAATCTTTTTATTTAATGTTCCAAATATGTCCTCGACTACACCAACAATTTTGAGGAGAAATGCTGGAACAATTAATTACACATCTGGGATTATTACTCTCAATCCCATTATTATTACTTCAGCAAAACAAAAAAATGGGCAACCTGTTATTGAGATATCAGTAACACCAAAATCAAATGACGTTATAGGATTGCAGGATTTATATTTGCAACTAGATATTAGTAAGAGTAATTTTGAAATGGTAGTGGATGAAATTTCATCAGGATTAGATCCATCAGCATCAAATTACATTGTTTCATCAAGTTACACAAACAACGGGAATTTAGTAAGATCATAAACAAATGACAGAAAAGAGAGTTCAGTTCAGCAACATTGTTAAAAATCAACTTCCTTCTTATGTCAGAGAAGAGTTTCCATTAATATCAGAATTTCTTTCGCAATATTATATTTCGCAGGAATTTACAAGTGCTCCTGTTGATCTCATCCAAAACATAGATCAATATGTAAAAGTAGATAACTTAACAAATAGTACAGATTACGCCTTTCTTTCATCTACTATTTCAGATATCGATACAACTATTCCAATAGATTTGGGATTAAACAAAGAGGGAACATCAAACTTTCCAAAATCTTATGGGTTAATTCAAATTGATGACGAAATAATTACATATACAGGAATTACGACCAGTTCTTTTACAGGATGTGTAAGAGGATTTAGTGGAATAACCTCTTACACGACACAAAATATTCCAGATCAGTTAACATTTAAATCCACTGAATCAGCAACACATTCTAAAGGAACCAAAATTATCAATTTAAGTTCTTTATTTCTTAAAGAATTTTTATCTAAAATAAAATATCAACTTTCTCCTGGATTTGAAGATAGATCTTTATACACTGAATTGGATCAATCAATATTTTTAAAACAAATTAAAGATTTTTATCAGAGCAAAGGAACAGATGAATCTTTTAAAATTTTATTTAAAGTTTTATATGGAAAGGAAGTTAAGGTTATTAACCCAAAAGAAAATCTTTTCAGGCCATCAGATGCTCATTATAGACTAACTAATGATATAGTTGTTGAAAGTATTTTTGGCGATCCTTCAGATTTAACAAATCAAACTTTGTATCAGAATGGCTATTTGAATATATCATATGCTCGCAGTCCAATAACTTATGTTGAAAAAATAATTTCAGGAATTGGTAATACTTATTATAAATTAAGTTTGGATTCTGGATATAATAGAGATTTGATTGCTAATGGTGCAACTATTGGAAAATTCACTGTTCATCCCACAACAAAAATAGTTGGTCCTGTTTCCTCTGGTGCAACTGTTTTTGATGTTGATTCTACAGTAGGATTCCCAATAAATGGAGAATTGTTGGTAAACTATGGAGATCAAACTACAGGTGTTGTTACTTACAGTTCAAAATCTTTAACACAATTTTTTGGTTGTTCGGGAGTAACTAAAACTATTCCAGATTTTGCATCAATTGGGATTAATACATATGCTCATGCATATAATACAGACGGATCTTTGGTAAAATTAAGAGTAACTTCTGTTTTAAACTCTACAGAAATTTTAGGAAATACGAGATATCATTACAAAAATGACACTTCTGTAATTAGGACTTTGGGAGTAAATTCTAATGATGTTTATTCTAAAGATTGGTTCTTTAATATTCCAATATCATATAATGTAAAATCAATTCTTTCTCGTGGAACAGGTGATACTTATAATATAACTACAGAAAATAAAAATATATTTAAAATAGGAGATGAAATTAGTATAATTTCAAGTTCTGGATCAAAAATACTTTCGACAATTATTGATCTAATTTCAAGTTCTACTTTTACGATAAAGGGTCAAGGTATTATAGATCTATCAGATAGATATACAATTAAAAAAAATATCTCAAAAACAAATTCAACGTATTTTTCTAACATTTCAAAAATAAATTCAAATACACAGAATGTGTATAAATTGGGAGAAAAAACATTAATCACATCTCCATCCATACCATCATATTATAAACAAACACTAGATGCTACTGACAGATCTATTGTTTTTTCTGGAACATTTTCTGGAAATGTTTTTACCATAACATCAAATTGGGATCATGGTTTTTATACTGGAGATTGCATTTATTATACTCCAGAAGTAATTTACGCACAAAGTACGGATTCTGAAGGAATTACTTCTACAATAAAAACTACTAAAAGTTTCTTGTTTGATGAAGGAATTTATTTCGTAAAAAGAATTGATGAAAATAGAATTAGTTTGGCAAAGAGTAGAACAAATATTTTCAATAATATATTCATATCTTTATTAGACAATACTACTGTAACTAACAATAAAATTGAAATTTATGAATTTAAATTTAAAACTTTAAATACACAAAAACTTCTCAGAGAACTATCTTCGCCAATTGATGACGGTAATGTATATGATACAAAACCAGGATTTACCGGAATTTTACTTAATGGTGTAGAAATTTTAAATTACAAATCCAGTGAATCCATATATTATGGAAAAATAGAAGAAATAGAAGTAACTGCATCCGGATCCAATTATGATGTCATTAATCCACCAATTTTAAGTATAACAGATTCAATTGGCACTGGAGCAACTGGATTTTGTGCTGTTAGAGGATCACTTCAAGAAATTAGAATTATAGATCCAGGATTTGACTATCTAGATACTCCCATAATCAAAGTAACAGGTGGAAATGGTATTGGTGCCAAAGCATATGCAAATATGAAGTTGGTCGAACACGAGTCTATTTTTAATTCTCAAGGAAATGCAAATTTAATTGGCATTGGAAGTGCATTATCGACAATTGGATTTACAACTTATCATAAGTTTAGAAATGCAGAAAGAGTAATTTACAAAACAGATGGGCAAAGAGGTGTTGGAGGATTGTCTACGGATGCATCATATTTTGTTTCCATAATAGACGATTTCACAATTAAACTTCATAAAAATTTAGATGATGCTATTGTTGGAATTAATACAATTACTCTATTATCCTATGGCATAGGTAATCATAAAATTAAATCATATGATCAAAAATCGATTATTGGGTCTATTAATATCGAAAATCCAGGATCTGGATATGAAAATAAAAAAAGAACGACAACACATATTGGGATTAATACATCATTATCTCAAATTGAAATAAAAAATCATAATTATAATTCTGGAGAAAAAGTTGTATATATGACAGATTTTACTCCTATTGGTGGCCTAACAACAAATACAGAATATATTGTAACAAAAATCAATGATGATTCTTTTAAATTATCTGCCATTGGAATTGGTAGTGTAAATTATGATTTTTATTATAATACCAAACAATATATTAAATTTAATTCATCTGGATTAGGAACTCATGTATTCAATTACCCAGAAATTAAAGTAGAAATTATAGGTAATATTGGGATTTCATCTATAGGAAATAAGTCTTTTAATGCTGAAGTCCAACCAATTTTTAGGGGACAAATTACATCTGTCCATTTAACTTCGGGTGGAATTGGATATGGATCCTCGGAAATAATTAATTTTTATAGGCAACCATCTTTTGTTTTAAAATCTGGAAAATCTGCACAGTTAAATCCCATCGTTTCTACTGACGGGAAAATTACTGAAGTGTTAATTGATAATACTGGATCAGAATATAATTCTCCTCCAAGTTTAATAATAAATGGAACAGGAACTGGCGCTGTTTTAACTCCAATAATCACCAATAATCAATTGACATCTGTAAAAGTAATTGAAAATGGGATAGGATATTCACCAGAATCAACCTCTGTAGATATAATTCCTTCAGGTTCTTCGGCAGAATTTGTAGCAAAGATACAATCTTGGACAATTAATTTATTTAAAAAATATTATTCTTCAATAACTTCTGATGATGGTATTATTTCCAATGGGTTAAATGAGAGCTTTGGACTTCAATATTCCCATTTATATGCTCCAAGAAAATTAAGAGAGATAATTCAACCATCAGATCAGAGTGGAAATAAAGTATATGGAAAAACTGATTTAATAAAGCAAAATAATGTAGAAGTAGATACAACAAGTCATTCTCCCATTATTGGGTGGGCATATGATGGTAATCCAATTTATGGTCCATATGGGTATATAACAAAAACGGGAGGAGTTGTCACTCAACTTAAGTCCGGATATGATCGTGATGAATCTCCAAAACCAAATAGGCCATCTATAAATTCTTTCGATCTTGGTTTTTTTGTAGAAGATTTTACCTTTTATAAAAAAAGTGATGATAGATTTCTTGATGAGAATAATGGAAGATTTTGCGTTACTCCAGAATTTCCAGAAGGAACTTATGCATACTTTTCTACTTTAGAAGAATTTTCTGATAGTAGTGGAAAATTTGCAACTTACAAGCAACCAAAATTTCCATATTTAATTGGTAATTACTTTAAATCAAAACCAATAGAATTTAATTTTGCAAAAAAATCAAATCAGGATGATATTGACTTAAATGAGACTGGGTGGTTAAGAAACACTTATTTTTATAATTTAATAAATGATGAAGCTTCATATTCATACATAACTGCACCAAACAATTTAAATCAAACAATAGATGTTGAATTTGCATCTCCTGGTTCAGTAGAATCAATAGGAATTGTAACGGGAGGGCAAAACTATAAAGTTAATGATTCTATTATTTTTAATAATACAGGTACTCAAGGTTATAATTTAAGTGCCAAAATTTCCAAAATTGAGGGAAAATATGTATCTTCAGTAAGTGTTGCATCTAGTACTATTTCTAATGCAGAAATATACCCAACAGGAAATAATGGTGATTACATAATTATTGCAAATGAACCACATAATTTTAAAAATGGTGACTTTGTGTCTGTTTATGGATTAAATACAACATCTTCTTTGATAGAGGGGTCATATAAAGCAGGAATATCAACAAATATTCTAAGTGTTATAAATTCAGGAACTGTGGTCACTGGCATTGAAAGTGCTGGAGTGACTGGAATTATTACTTACATCAAGGTTTCTGGTAATTTAAAATATCCAAATATAAAAGAAAATGATATTCTTTCTATTGAGAATGAAAAATTAAAAGTCCTCAATGTTGATAGTCTAAATTCAAGAATTAGAGTTATTCGATCATATCAGGGGACAATTGGTTCTGCTCATACATCATCAACTCAACTCAAGGAGGATTCGAGAAAATTAATTATTAATGTAGGTTATAAAACTTCTTATGATTATCGAATTAATACCGAATTATATTTTGATCCAATAGATTCTGTTGGACTTGGATCTCTATCTGGAGTTGGTATTGGTACAACTATCACATTTAGCAATCCTGGAGCAGGAATAACTCAAATTTTTATTCCAACTAAAACAATTTATATTCCAAATCACGGACTAGAGACTGGTGATCTTGTTACCTATTCAAACAATGGTGGATTATCTTTAGTAGTTTCATCAACAGGAATTGGAACTACCACTCTTGCCAACCAATCAAACGTTTATGTTGCAAAAATTTCTAATGATTTGATTGGTATATCTACGGTTCAAGTTGGACTTGGATCTACTGGTACTTTTGTTGGTATTGCTAGTACTCAAAGATCTCAATCTACATTATATTTTATGGGATTGGGATCTGGAGTCTATCATAGCTTTAAAACTAATTTTGATGTAATTTCTGGAACAATTGAAAGAAATCTTGTTACAGTTTCTTGCTCATCAACTCACGGATTGAATAATAATGATACCGTTTATGTTAACGTTAATCCATCAATTTCGACGACATTTACTGTAAAATATAATGATTACAATAGAAAAATAGGAATCAATCCAAAGACGTTTGTTTCTGTCGGTGTCAATACATTTACGAATACTATCACCATACAAGATCACCAGTTATATAACGGACAAAAGGTAATACATACATCATCTTCACCCGCGGGTGGTTTACAAAGTGAGAAAGAATATTATGTAATAAGAGTAGATAAAAATAATATCAAATTATCCGATACTTTTTATACTGCAACGATAATAAAACCAATACCTGTAGGAATTACAAGTTCTTCATTTGGAACGATTTTACCAGTTAATCCACCAATAACACTCTATAAAAATTCAACTGCTATTTTTGATTTAGCAGATTCTTCTCTTTCTTATGCGAATCAATCTCAAAGATATCCAGCATTTAGTTTAGATTTTTATAAAGACAGCAATTTTACTCAAAAATTTGAATCAAGTAAGAAAAAAAATCAATTCGAAGTTCAAAAAACGGGAATAGTTGGAGTTACAAGTGATGCAAAGGTTACTTTAACTATTAATGATGATATTCCAAACAAGTTATATTATAAATTAACTCCAGTTTATGACGATGTTCTTCCAGAAGAAAAGAAAAAAATTAATATAGATTCTGAGGTAATTTTTAATAATCAAATTGAAATTACTTCCAGTAAGTATAATGGAAAACAAACAATAACTTCTCTTTCATCTACATCATTTACATATACATTACCACAAACACCAGAAAATATTTTTTATGCCGATTCCTCTTCAAATATTGAATATAACACAGATTCAATAAATGCTCTTGGTCCAATATTTGAAGTAGAAATAGTTAATAAGGGCAGAAATTATTATGCTTTGCCTGGAATTTCTACGATTGTTTCTCAATTCGGGAAAAATGCTCTGTTAGAGGCATCGAGTTATTCGATCGGAAATATTAAAAAAACAAAAATTAATGATATTGGATTTGATTTTCCAAGTGATTTTACTCTAAGACCAAGTATTTCATTAAATCAAATTGTAAAGATAGAACCTTTATCATCACTTAAATCCGTAGGAATTAATTCTTTTGGTAGAGGTTATAATACATCACCAAAACTTTTAGTATTTGATGGAAAAACAAACGAACTTATTCCAGAAATTGATCTAAAATATACTTTAGGAAGCAATGATGTAGAAATACGCAAAAATGCATATAGTTTAAGTAATGTCTCTCCAATTATTTTACCCATACAAAATTCAAATGGTGTTGGTATAGGATCTATAAAGTATAATTCACTAAACAAAGAAGTAACTGTTACTTTATCTGTTGGATTTAGTACATCAGATTCATTCCCATTTAAAGTGAATGACAAAGTTATGATCGAAAATGTTAGTGTGGGAGTAGGTTCGACTGGTATTGGCTATAATTCCGAAAATTATAATTATAAATTGTTCACTCTCACTTCTGTGACTGAAAATAGAGGTGGAATAGGATCTGTATCTTATAGTTTAAATGGTTTATTGTCCGAATCACAAGTTCCAGGAAATTATGATCCTGTTAATTCGTCGGGAAGAATAATTCCTGAAAAATATTTTCCAACTTTTAATGTCGAACTGCAAAAAAATAATTACTTTATTGGGGAAAATATTAAATCTAATTCTACTTTTGGTTATGTTGATGGGTGGAACCCAATAACAAATCAATTAAGAGCAGTATCAAAAGAAAATTTTATTCCAGGAGAGATTGTTGAAGGATTAACTTCAAAAACTCAAGGAATAGCAAGTTTAGTGGATACAACAGATTCATTTTTTAATTTAGACTCTTCATCATTAGTTAATAATGGATGGCAAACGAGTGCTGGATTCTTAAATCTCAACTCCGAAAGAATTCAGGATAGTGATTTCTATCAAAATTTCTCATATTCAATTAAATCTTCAGTAAGTTATGATTCTTGGAAAGATGCGGTTAGTACTTTAAATCATACAACTGGATTTAAAAAGTTTTCGGAATATCAATTAGAAACAAAAAATTCTAATTCTATGTCCATAGGAATTTCTACAGAAAAAACTTATGTAGATGTTGTTGTAGATATAGTTGGATCTGCGGATTTGAATTGTGTAACAGATTTTGATTTAGTAAAAGAAAATTCTCTTTCAATTTCCGAAAGATATTTTTCCGATGAAATCACATTTTCCAGTAGAATTCTAACTGATTATTTTGAATCTATTGGTAATAGAGTTTTATCGATTGATGATATAAGTTCACAATTTAGCAGCAATCCAAGATTTACAAGATTTTCTGAAGTTCATAGATTTTCACTTTTTAATGCAAGAGCACAAAAATATGTTACTTTTGTAAGTGATAGAAGATTTACTGGACAAAGACAATTAATGTTAGTTTCTTTGCTACATTCTAAAGGAGTTGGGTATCTTAATCAATATGCAAGATTAGAATCTTCATATGATTTGGGGTCTTTCGACTTTTTTATTGAAGGAACTGAAGGAGTTCTAACCTTTAATCCAGTAAAATATTCGATTAATAATTATAATATTACTACATTATCATACAATCTAAAAGATTCAATGCTAGGAATTGGTACATCTAGTTTTGGAGATTTTGTAATAATAAAAACTAGTAGTGAATTTGTATCTTCTGGATCAACAAGCATTGTTGGAATTGGAACAACATATAATTCTGCAAAAGTTTTAGTTGAAATTGCAGGTTCTAATGGACAATATGAATTTGATGAACTTAATATCGTACACGATGGAATTAACGTTGAATTATTGCAATATGGCCAAATTACAAATGATTCATTAAACCCATATTCTAGTTCTGGATTGGGAACTTATCATCCCTATATTTCGGGATCAGAATTAAAAATTGATTTTTATCCAAATACAGGAATTGCAGTAACGATTAATACTTTCCAAACATTATTGGGAGGAACTTTTTTCGGAATTGATGCATATGATATGAAACACGCCGAACTTCAAGGTATTTCAACTTCAATATTATCATCTATATCCCCAACTGAAACTCCTATAATTGAATATCTAAAAGATTACGATTGTTCATATTGTTTAATTCAAGTTGCTGATACTACAAATAATAGGTATCAATTATCTGAAATTGTTCTTTTGGACGATCAAACTGATGAAAACCCAGGTGAAACGTATATTCTTGAATTTGGAAACATTGAAACCAATTCTGGATTGGGAACTTTTGGATTCAGAAAAAATGGTTTAGTAACAGAACTTACTTTCACTCCATTACCAAATATTGATACTAGAATTGTTGGATTTTCTAACGCATTAAGACATCAAGATGATGAAAAAGATATATTATCACTTAATAATGGAAGTATAGAAACAAATTATGGAACCTATTTTGGAACCGAGAGTGATATTAAACGTGATTTCCCTTTGAACCACAAAGGAAATCAAATTTTCAAAAGAGATTTTGACGGAAGTAGTCCGCTTATTGTAAACACTTCTTTGGATACTATCACTATTCCCAATCACTTTTTTGTTACTGGAGAAAAAATTACTTATACAAATCCAGGTGCAGGAACAACTCAATCTATAGGTATAGGTACAACTGATTTTGGTGTTGGAATAGGAATTACTAATAAATTACCATCAACAGTTTATATTGTGAAGGTTAATGAAAATACAATTAAATTGGCAAAAAGTGCAGAAGATGCTTTAAAATTCATACCAAAAATTTTAGATTTAACGTCTGTTGGAATAGGAACTACTCATACATTTACTGCAAATAATCAAAATGCTAAAGCGATAATTGCAATTGATAATATTATACAATCACCAATTACATCAACAGCCCAAACAACAATATTATCAAAAAATGTATTTACTACGGACGATTTGATATATGTTGCAGGAATAACTTCATTTTTTGGTGGAGACTTGATTAAGATTGGTAATGAAATTATGAAAATTGAATCTGTTGGAGTGGCGAATACAAATATTTTTAGAGTTAGAAGACCTTGGATGGGAACGACTATTGCAGGATATTCAACGGGAACACTTGTTACAAAAGTTGTAGGAAATTATAATATTATAGATAATACGCTAAATTTTTCAGAAGCTCCTTATGGAAATGTTCCCCTTTCAAATTCTACAGAAAGCCCAGATGAAAGGGATTGGGTAGGGATAACAACTAGTTCCAAATTTCAAGGGAGAACATTCCTAAAATCTGGAATATCTGATAGTGCAAATGAGACATATTACAGAAATTATATATTTGATGATATTTCGGAACAGTTTAATGGAAAAACTAAATCATTTACTTTAAAATCAAATGGATCAAATACTTCTGACATTTCATCTGAAAATTCCATCATTTTAATTAATGACATTTTTCAAGGTCCAGGATTAACAAATAATTATTATCTTACAGAATCTATTGGGATAACGTCTATTACCTTCGTTGGTGGTGCAACGTCAATTGCATATGATGTTAATACTGCATCTATACCCGCTGGTGGTATAATTATTTCGGTTGGTTCTACTGAAGGTTTTGGATATCAACCTTTAGTATCTGCTGGTGGGACTGCGATTGTTTCTGGTTTGGGCACGATTTCATCTGTCAGCATTGGTAATAGTGGTTCTGGGTATAGATCTGGTCTTCAGACAGTAAGAGTTGGTGTTGCAACATCAAGTACAGATACACTCTCAATACAATTCATTGGAACTGCAATTGTAAATAATGGGCACATTGTTGGAGTTTCAATTACAAATCCAGGAACAGGATATACTTCTTCAAACCCACCATATGTAATAATCGATGATCCACTTTCTTATTCGGATCTGCCACTAATCAATAGTGCCGATTCTTTATCTGGATTGGGAAGTCAGGCAACTATTGATGTGGTAGTTGGACAAGGGTCAAGTGTGATAGATTTTGAAATTAAAAATCTTGGATATGGATATGGTCAGGGAGAAATACTTACAGTTTCTGTTGGTGGAACTGTTGGCATTCCTACAGATCCAACAAAAACTTTCAAAGAATTTCAAATTTCTATTCAAAAAACTATTACTGATAAGTTTACTGGATGGTCAATCGGAGAACTTCAGGTTTTAGATACTCCTGAAAATTTATTTGATGGTTCTAGAACTATTTTCCCACTATTAGTTGCAGGATCATTGATTTCATTAAGATCTGCAATAGGATCAAACATTAATATTCAAGATAATCTTTTGGTATTTTTAAATGATGTATTACAAGTTCCTGGAATTGGGTTTGAATTTGCCGGTGGCAGTGTAATTACATTTACAGAACCTCCAAGAATTGGTGATACTTGTAAGATTATTTTTTATAAAGGAACTGGATCAGTAGATGTCATCGAAAGAAATATTTTAGAAACTATTAAATCTGGCGATGAATTGACGATTGGTTATGATGCAATTTTAGGCCAAACCGAATTGTTACAAGAAACAGAAAGAACTGTCGATTTTCTAAAATCAGTAGATTTAGTTAAAACCTTACCTTACTATGGCCCAGGTTTATCAAATGATTCAAGATTAGTTAGACCAGTTACTTGGTGTAGACAAACTGAAGATAAAATTATCAACGAGAAGGAAGTAGGAAAAGATAGGGAATTATATGAACCAATTATTAATCCTTTTGCATATATTATTAAATCTGTTGGCATTGGTTCAACAACAATTTATGTTGATAATTTGAAACCATTCTTTGACTCTCAAAATGAAAATGATGTTTCTTTAACTTTTCAAAAGAGTATAAAACTAATATCACAGGATCCTAAATCGGGTGCAATTGGAACTGCTATTGTTTCTGGAATGGGTACAATTTTATCTGTTGCTATTTCTGATGGTGGTGTTGGATATACAACTGCTACAGTTAGTTTCGGATCAACTATTGGAGTTAATACTTCAACTCAGGCATTTGGTTCTGCAATTATTAGTGCTGCTGGGACTGTGGCAGGAATCTCAATTACAAATCCAGGATCTGGATATACAAGTACAAATCCACCATCTGTCCTTATATCATCACCAACACCAATTATTGAAACTAATCAGGTTTCTTCATACTCCGGAGATTCTGGAATTATAGTTGGATTTGGAACAACGACACAAGATTCAATCGATAAATTTATTTTTGATTTGTATATTCCCGAAGATTCTTTCCTCAGAAATCAATCTTTAGTAGGAACTGCAATTACTATAAGTTCACTTAATGTTAATGATTATTTTGTAGTTTACGATTCAAATGTTGGATTAGCATCAACATCAATAAAATCATTAGATTTTGATACTAATGTTATTGGTGTAGGCACTCAATTCATAGATAATGTCTATCAGGTTGATAGTATTTTTGTTACAGAAACTGATGTGGTTGGTATTGGTACAACTTTTGTAAAACGAATCTATACTAGAATTACTGGAATTGGAATAACTATAGATTTTAGTTCTACAAATATTACTTTTGATTCTGAAGTATTTAAATTTGATTCTCTTAAAACTTCTGGATCTGGGTATACTGGAATTATTACAACATCACCTTCTTTTGGTAATTTTAGTTGGGGTAAAATTGATTTAAAAAATAGAAGTGAAGAAAATCAATTTAATTTCTACGGAAATATGGGAATTGGTGGAATTACTACTTCGGCAGTAGTTCAAAGAACATCATCACTAAAATTCAGAAATTACATAGTCTAAATATTTCTACAATAAAGTCGCAGTAATGGCAAGACTAGGAATAAACACTGGTGCTATAGGAAATGATGGAACGGGAGACTCCCTACGTGCTGCTGGCGGAAAAATCAATAGTAATTTTCTAGAACTTTATACTTATTTGGGTGCAGGAAGTACTGACACACTTTCTGCACCTATCTGGGATAAGACAATTTCTGGTATTAACACATTAAGCAATGTTGGTATTGGCACAATTGATCCAAGATTTTCTTTAGAAGTTGGTTCGGTAGGTGCATCGGGAACTTCTTTGTGGGTTAATGGAGACGCAAGAATAACTGGAATTCTTACGGTTGGGACATCATCAATAACATTAGATGGAACAAATAATACAATTACTGTTGGTTTAGGGGTAACTATTGACGGAAATTCTGGAGTTATAAATGCTTCTTCTATTAATTTAGGGGGTGCAACTTTAACTGGAGCTGCAGTAACTTATATTACTGCAGGTTCTGGAATTTCTGTTGATCAATCAACTGGCAATGTTACGATTACTGCAACTGGTGGTGGGGGAGGTTCTCAAACTCTCAATGATACATTAGGACTTGGCAATACCTCAAGTTTTGGAATGAGTGTTGGAGTTGTAACTGCATCTTCATTTGTAAAGACTGGAGGAACTTCAAGTCAATTTTTAAAGGCAGATGGATCTGTTGATACGTCTACATATGCAACAGAAACTTATGTTGGTTTAGCAACTACAGGATTATTAAGTTCTACTGGAAACGGATCTTCATTAACAGGAATTGTAACTTATATTGAAGCAGGTTCTGGAGTCTCTATAGACCAGAGTACTGGTAAAGTTACTATTACTAGTACAGGTGGAGGTGGTTCTGGAGAATCATATTGGGTATCAACAAACGCAGGAATTCATACACTTTCTAATGTTGGAATAGGAACCACAAATCCAACAAGCACCCTTACTGTTAATGGTAATGCATTAATTTCTGGAGTAGTTACTGCCACAACATTTGTAGGAAACTTTTCGGGATCTATCACAGATGCAACTAATCTTACTGGTGGAACAGCAAATGCATCATCATTGAATGTCTCTGGTATTACTACAATTTCTCAAGGAAGAATTCAAGCGGATGCTAGTTCTAACTTGAGATTTGGTAATCTACCT